CAAAAGGCCTTTTTAGATAATGCCCAACCGTCAACTATATCACCTACAAGATATAATCTATCACAAGTATTATTTTTAAGAAAGTCAGCGAGCTCCTCGGCACTACAACCTTCAGTACCGAGGTGTAAGTCGCTGATAAAGATAGACTTGTACTTATTCACTAAATTATGATTTAAACTTAGCTATAATTTTTTCTATAAACTCTTTTATTTTACTTATTATCGTCTTCATTTTCTTCATCTTCCTCGTCAAAGTCTTCTTCTACTTCAGGTTCGATTTCTAATACAGATTCAATATTTTCAATTCTACTGATAATATCGTCCATTTTATCTTCAAGTTCTTCAATCTTATTTTTCTTATCTTCTTCTTTGTTATTGTTGAACATGATAGCTCCTTGGTTAGCGTAACTATTTAGAAAATAATGACTTTTATTTATATTAAGTTTTTGTTAAATTGATTCCTGTAATGTTAAATATATGTGAATCATTTATGACGAGTGATTCATCTCTAAAGAAAAACATAGGAAACCTAAATGAGAACATTAATAACTTTAATTATGTGTGTGATGATAACTGGTACAGCAATGGCCAGAAATACAATCTCCGTAGTTGGTAGTTCTACCGTATATCCATTTGCAACCGTAGTAGCAGAAAGAATGTCAAACAATGGCTTTAAAGCGCCTGTTGTTGAATCTACTGGTACAGGTGGCGGAATGAAAATATTTTGTGCAGGTATTGGTATGAATACACCAGACTTTACAAATGCGTCAAGAGCAATTAAACAAAAAGAAAAAGACTTATGCTTTAAAAATGGTGTAACAGAAATCAATGAGATAATTGTTGGTTTAGATGGTATTGCTTTTGTACAAAACGGTGACCAACCAAAAGTTAACTTTACAAAAGAACAATTATGGCAAGCAATGGCAGAATTAGGACCACATCCTAAAAAATGGTCTGACATTGACCCTAGTTTACCTGATTACGAAATCTCTATCATGGTTCCACCACCAACAAGTGGTACAAGGGACGCATGGCATAGCTTAGTAATGAAAAAAGGATGTCCAAAAGATATTCTTGAAAAAGAAGGTAAAAAGAAATGTAACTTAATGAGAGAAGACGGTGCTATTATTGAAGCAGGCGAAAACGATACTCTTATAGTACAAAAGTTACAAGGCGATAATGAAAAGTTTGGTATCTTTGGTTATTCTTACTATGATAGTAATAGAGATAAAGCAGTTGCTCACACAATTGAGGGCGTTGAAATATCTTTAGAAGGTATACAAGATGGTTCTTATCCAATATCAAGACCATTATACTTTTATGCTAAAATGCAACATGAACAAGTGGTTCCAGGATTTAAGGAATACATTAAGTTGTTTATGAGTGAAAAGGCAATTGGTTCAAGAGGCTTCTTAACAGACATTGGTTTAATACCTTTGGCTGAAGGAGAAGTTGCAATTAAACCTATCAAATAAAAAAAGATGGTGCCTCCTGTAAAGGAGGCATTGGCCTGCTCGGCAGGATTCGAACCTGCGACCTATTGCTTAGAAGGCAATTGCTCTAATCCAGCTGAGCTACGAGCAGTAAGACTTCAATAGTCCAAATTATGAGTATGATTTCAAAAATGTTTTTATCTATGATAAATTGCGAATGTATCGGCACCATTCATGTGACAGAATGATTGAGGTCTGATATAGTGCATTTGTTTACCAGTTTTATATTGAGTTTTAAAACCTGATTTACCTCTATATCTATATCTAATCTTTTTTGCATTTTTTTGAGCAGATACTTCTTTGAAATAAGGTAAATATTTAATTGGTATTCCAGAACAAATACATGAATGATTATAATTTGTCGGTGTTAAATGTTTTATTATAAGAGGGTTTACTACCCTCTCAAATATTTTTCTTTGTCTAGTTTTCATAGTGTAGTTCTCCTTATTTTAAGTATAATGGACCAGTCCATTGAATTGGGTAATTACCAGTAAGTACATTACCTCTTGGTTGATTAAGAGCAGGTGCATTGTAACCAGCGGCTTTCAATATATCACCTTTTTTAAAGTGTTTAAAATCAGTTTTACAAACAAAAGCAAAAACACCAGTATCTTGTACAATCTTGATGTACTTCTTACCTTGTGAAACTTTTGTTTTAGAGTCCCAATTATCAACTTGTTCTTTACAGTAACCAGTTAATTCTTTGCCACCCATTGTTGACCATTTCATATAATCGTTTTTAGCGCCTGCCATCATATTGGCTACGCCTTGTTCTAATGTATCGGCAGTTTTATTTACAATTGTCATAGTGTTATTGTCCTTTGTTAGTAGTTAATATAGTCATTATAACAGAAACCAACATAATGGCAACCATTATTCCAAACATTATCCAGTTTTCTTGACCTAAACAATGTCCTCCACAGTCTTCTATTGAACCAACTGCCATAATAGCAGCCAGAATTGTTGTTATACTAAAAAATGTGTTCATAGTGTTTCCTTTCTTATTATGTGTCCAGTATACCACAACTAAATATAGAAAGCAAGCACTATTTTCAAAAAAATGCATAAAAAAACCCTTATAAATCAACGCTTTTTAACTTTTTTTGTTCTAATTTTGTTCTTTTTTATCAATTCTTGCAGTTTTTCAACAAAAGATGAGCGAATCGAGTGCAAATGGTCGCCGGATTATGAGCGAATCGGCGAATCAGCGTTAGATTCGCTAGATGACATGAAAAGAATTGAGATTCAACAGATGAAAGCAGCTTGTAATTTTTGATAAATAGTATAAAAAGGAGAATTTCATGGAAAATTGTCAAAATTGCGGACATGATTGTCATTGTGGTACAATTTGTGTAAAAAATCACACGGATGGCGACGGAAATAATGTTCAAATACATTGTTGTTCTAATTGCAGACATGATGTTGATATTGAAAGTGAAACAAAATACGATTAAAGGAAAATTATGAAAAAAATGAGATTATTTAAGTTTTGGAACGCTGATGGCGTTGAAAAAGAAAAAGAAGAGATTAGTTTAAAGAAAGCAACACGAGCCGTACAAGGCGATTTTAAGGATAAAGAGATTAGTGTTGAATATATTAGTAAAAAGGGTAAAGAGATGTGTCATTCTATAATTATACCAATAGGTAGAAAATTAAGACAATCAATTTTACAAGAAAAACAAAGATTAGCATTAAAAGCGAAATTGGGGAAATAATGCCTTTAGTAGCAAGAAAAGTTGGTAGTGGTGATGTTGTAAATACAGTACATCCTATTTGCGTAGTACCAGGAGATATTGCAACTGACACAGGTTCAGGTAATGTTTTTGTAGTTGGTCATGGTATTCATAGAGAAGGAGACCTTAATGAGGCTCACACCCATTGTCCTCCGGTTTATGGTACAGAGGTTGTATCTTTCTCGCCTAATGTTTTTGCTAATGGAAAGGGTGTTGCAAGACTAGGTGACACTTACTCCTGTTCAGCGAAAATTAAATCGGTAGCTCAATCAACTGTTTTTGCAAACGGTTAGTAAACTCGTATAAATATCCGTATGGCACAATATGATTCTTCAACACGGAATAACAGCTCAAGAAACTCTAGGTCATTTAGAGATATTGATTTAGATTTTAATAGAAATTCTGTTACTAACGATATTAATGTGGTAGAAAATGTTGTAGCTGTTAAAAGAGCAGTTAGAAATTTGGTGCAAACTAATTTTTATGAGAGACCGTTTCAACCAGAATTAGGTTGTGGTGTAAGACAATTGTTATTTGAAAACTTTACACCATTAACAAAAGTTTTTTTAGAAAGAAAAATTGAAGAAGTATTATTAAATTATGAACCTAGAATAGATTTACAAAATGTAGCTGTTGATGATGACCAAGATGGAAATAGATTAGTTGTTGATATTTATTTTTATGTAGTAGGCGTACCAGGTCCACAACAAGTGCAAGCATTTTTACAAAGGGTAAGATAATAAATGTCGAACAAATTAGTAGTTTCAGATTATGATTTTGACGCAGTAAAGTCAAACTTAAAATCCTTTTTACAAGGTCAAACATCTTTTCAAGATTATGATTTTGAAGGTAGTTCATTAAATATTCTATTAGATATTTTATCTTACAATACTCATTATATGGCCTATCTTGCCAACATGGCAACAAACGAAGTTTACCTTGATAGTGCAGATATAAGAAATAATATTGTTTCATTAGCTAAGATGATTGGTTATACGCCTTCATCACCAAGAGCGCCAATGGCGTCAATTGATATTTTAGTTAACAATGCTACTGGTACAAGTATTACAATGAACAAAGGTACAGTATTTACAACAAGTGTAGATAACACAACATATCAATATATAACTAATTCAGATTTTACTACTACACCGGTTGCTGGTGTTTATAAATTTTCAGGTGTTCAAATATACGAGGGTACTTTAGTTACATTTAAATATACAAATGATAGTACAGACGCTGACCAAAAATTTGTAATACCAAGTAACAAAGCTGATACTTCTACTTTACAAGTTAGAGTTCAAAATAGTGCTACAGATACAACAATTGAAACATACGCATTAGCAGGTGGTTATAATAATGTAACAGCCACATCTAAAGTTTATTATATACAAGAAGGCCAAGACGGTAAATATGAAATTTATTTTGGTGATGGTATAAATGGTAAAGCACTTGAAGACGGAAATATTATTATATTAGATTACATTGTTACAAATGTTGATGAATCAAACGGTGCAAGTTCATTTACATTATCAGGAAGTGTAGGAGGTTTTACAGATGTTACAATCTCAACTGTATCTGCTTCACAAGGTGGTGTTTTAGGTGAAACAAATGACTCAATTAAATTAAATGCGCCATTACAATACGCAGCTCAAGATAGAGCAGTTACAACAACAGATTACGAAACTTTAGTTAAGTCAATTTATCCTAACGCATTATCAGTTAGTGCATGGGGTGGAGAAGATGACGAAACGCCAAGATATGGTATTGTAAAGATTGGTATAAAAGCTGCCTCTGGTTCTACATTAACAGAAACTACAAAGGCAGATATTGTAAGTAAATTAAAACCTTTTAATGTTGCTTCAGTTGTTCCTCAAATTGTGGATCCTGAAATAACTTCCGTATTACTTACATCAACAGTTAAGTATAATACATCAGGAACAACAAAATCAAGTGATACTTTAAAATCAGAAATTATAAATGCTATCTCTTCATACAATACAAATACACTACAAAAGTTTGATTCTATTT